ACGTGGGCGAAATCGCAAGAGGATTTGACCACCGTAACAGATGTATTTGGAGTGAATTTTATAAATAAGTTAATTACGGCAAATGGGGTGGACGCGGTAAAGGGATTTGACGGCTCGTCTTGGGCAGCGATTACCAATGCTCCGGCAGCCGGCAAGTTCCCCGAAGTTTTCCAGCAAAGATTATTCTTACTGACCGAAACTGGTTACTTGCACTACTCTGATACGATCAATTCTGCCGGAACTGATTTTACCACAACAACGTGGCTTTACAGGGGTATTAACCCCAATGACGGACAAAAAGCCAAAATGCTCAAAAGGCACAGAGGCAGACTGGTTATTTTAAAAGAGGAATCCATATACCGCTATGACGGTTCAAATGAGCCGGAGGCGGTAATTACCGTCGGAACGCATAGCGGGAAGTCCGTTGTGATCCTAAACGATTTGTATTTCCACCATCCGACAGGCATTTATAAAATGGGCGTAGGTGAGCCGGTAATGATTTCAAGGTCTATGCAGAAGTATTTGGACGGTATGAGCAGCGCTAATTGGTCGCAAGTCGCCGCCGGACGAGATTTGGAACACGTGTATTTTTGGATAGGCGATGTTACTATTGCTGATCCGCTAGAACACGATTACGGAAAAACCTATACGGATATGGTTTTGGTTTATAATGTATATGCGGAAACTTGGACGGCTTTTACCAATTGGAACGCCCGCTCTTGGTTTTATGATGAAACCTCCGGACTGACTTATTTCGGAACAGCCGCCGGAAAGATTGTTAGGATAAACCTCAACTATGCAGATATAGACGACACAACGACTACTCCGATAAACTTTGAACTAATATTTATGCCGGAAAACTACGGCTATCCCGAAAAATACAAGGAGTTTAATCAGATTTATGTTTTGGGCAAATACCAGTCTGACGTTTTGGCTGGCGATAGTTATGATTCTATGACTGGAAAAGAACAACTGGAAAATTCGCAAGGCTTAATAAATGAAAAAATTACCGCAAAAGAGTTGTGGCTGGGCGTGAGCGAAAGCTACGTTGATACGCCGCCAAGAATTGAGGGTTATATATTGGATAAATGTAATTTGTTAGACGACGCAAAATAATGCCAAGTTATTTAGAATCAGGATTTAATGAAAACCTTATTCGCACGGACAACGTTTTGGAGGGCAGTTATGATATGGCAAATATCGGTGAATTACTCCAAGACGGCTCTGTTTCTGATCAGAAAGTAGGCACTTTGACAGCCGATAAAATAATTGCCGGAACGATTACCTCTAAACTTATTACTCTAGCGGTTTCTGACGGACAGGGCGACGTAGCGATAATGGCGGGTAAAACTGCTTTTGATAACACGGAAACTGGGTTTATTCTTGGTATGGACGATTCTGACAGCAATAAACCTAAATTTTATATCGGAAGCGCGACAAAATACTTGAACTGGGACGGCACAAACTTGACAGTTCGGGGAACGCTCAATGCTGACGATATTACCGCCGGCACAATTACTGGGAGAGATATTAGTGGTGGCACAATAACCGGAGCAACACTCCAAACAGCCGCAAGTGGGTATCGGGTAGTGATAGATACTAATGATATGAAATTCTATGACGGCGCAACGTCAAAGGGCAGTTTAGGATATTATATTTCCGGTGTTTCGCTAGACGGAGATCCATTGTTTATTATTTCCAAAGAAACACTAACCCTTGAATACAATGACGGAGGGGGGACTGGCGCATTTCAGGTTTTAAATAACGGAACAGCTAAATTTGTGGTGGACGACGCTGGCGACGGAATTTTTGCTGCTGACGTGTATGTTGGTGATGACATTTATGTTACTGGAAGCTCCACCATAGGCGGAACGCTTGGTGTAACTGGAAAAATATCAAGTTCTGGAAATATCCAATGCGGAGGAACATTTGAATCCAGCGACGGATCGGACGGTGGCAATTATTCTAGCTATGGATTTGTTACGGCTGGCAGAATAAGTGGTGGATCATTTGAGGGAAAGTGGAGGGAAATAACCGTAAAAGACGGATTAGTAACTAATATAAGCAGCGAATCAGTCTGGAAATAATTAAATTTATGGAAAACAAAAAAGAGGAAACCACTCATTTTGAATTTACCAAAGAGGAAGTCAGCCTACTTTGGCAAATGGTGGACGTATGCCTAAAGTCCGGCGGTGTAAAAAACCTGATTCCAATGCACAAAATTGCACAAGCCTTGCAGAAGCCAGTTATCGCCGCGATAACCAAGCCTGTTAAAACCGAATAAATAATTTATAATAAACTTATGGGATTAGATTTCAGCAAACGGAAAAAGGGAGAATCCAAACGCGAGTATGCCGCGCGTATGGGTGGCGGTGCGAAAGAGGACTACGACAGCAAAGGCAAAAAGAAAACCGGAGCAAACTCCGAAACTGCCGACAAGGACTACAAGGGAATACTCAAAAGCATATTAGGCTCAACTCCGGCACAGCAAGAAGTGAAGCCTGATTTTGAAACCACCTACACTCCTGAACTTATGGCAGAGGATTATGCCCAGTCGGAGGCTCTCTATAAGCCGTATTTTGAGCAGCAAATTTCCAACGAATTAGAGGATCTCAACGCTTGGTCGGAATCCGAGAACACTAATTATGACCGGAATTTGCGCCGAGCAAGATTTTCACTCGCAACACAAGGCGGGGCGATAGGCAGCGAAAGAGATAGCGTAGAGGGCGAAATTACCACCGACCATAACAAGAACGTCCAAGATACAGTCAGAGGAACAGAGAGGAAAGTTGGCACAGACGCGATTACTGCCGGAGGCTACCAGTCAGCCGGACAAAATCAGGAAGGCGAAATAGTTGGCTCTATGAAAGCCGCGATCCAAGAGGGGCAGTTATGGTATAAGCAACAAAGAGCCAATAGATACTACGGCAACGTTAATAATTATTATCAGCAACCTAGCCCATATTCTTTGGCTGGGACTAAAATGTAATTTTATGGCAAAAAATATGTGGGAGGAGGCTGCAAAATTAGACAAGGAGGGCAAACGTGTGGCAGAAAGCACCTACAATGCAGCAAGGTTGCCATACGATTTGAAAGACGAGTTCAGAAAACGCCAAGATCCGGCGCTGGACGAGGCGATTCGTAAAGCCGAATCTGATACCTTTGGCGCGGCTATCAAGGGTTTAGATATGTATCAGAACATTTCTAATCCTTTTACCCGCCGAAACCTTGCCGAACAATATCAGGGAGGCATTGAGCAAGGCTGGAAAAACCTGACTGACGAGAGGACAAGACGTCAAGGAGTTTATGCAGACTATATTGAAAAATGGACTGGTCTTTTTGGCGCAGAAGCAGCCAAAGAGAGAGATATTTTCAATAATAAATTAGCCACTTTTGACCGCTATAATACCCTTGCCCAGCAAGAGGAAAGTAAAAGACGCTGGGAAATAGAGAACGCGCGAGCCGAAAGAGGAAGCGGAAGCGGCAAAGATTACACGGAACAGGAAATACGCTCCACCATAAATAAACTCAAAAACGAGGGCAAGGACTGGGAAACCATAGCTAATTTTCTTGGGGAAAATGGGGTGGACGTAAATCACAAGTCCGTAGCTGATGAGGAATTAAACAGGGCTTTTACTCCTAATTTTTCCGGTTATGAAAAAGACAAAACAGCTACCGAACAATTAAACGAATTTAAATTGCAGGACGAAATAAGAGATCGGGAAATAAGGCAAAAAGCCGATACTGGCGCAGAGGACTTCTATTGGGCAGGAACTACGGTTAAGAAAAGAAAAAGAGGTATCTTTGGCTTGGATTGGACAGCAGCAGACGAAACAATTAAATCATTTGATTAAAACATAATAACCCTTATGGCGAATCGGTTATATGACAGCTTTTCCAGTTGGGAATCTGGAAAGGGTGTTGGTAAAAGCGTAACTCCCAAATCCAATAGGTTGCTTTCCGGTTATAGCGACTGGGAAAAGAAACGCAAGAAACTGGCAGACGAAGCGAGTGCTAAATTAGCGTTGCAAAAAACCTCACTAGAGGAACAACCGGCTATTACTCCGAAGCCAGTAGATCAAGTTCAGCGTGAATATCGCTGGACGGCTTTTAATAAAAAAGAGGAAATAACAACCATTTCACAAGCGCCGGAAAACAAACCTCCGCTCACACGCGAACAGGAATTGGCGTTGGATTACAAGAAAGCCACCATAGGCGAGGAAGCCAAGAGTGCCGTAATGGAAGCCGGCGCGGCATTTTCCGGTATGGGAGCGGGTATCGGCAGAGCCATAGAAGTAAAGGGTAAAAGATTCGGAAATGAAACTATTGAAAAAGCCGGTAAAGCTACGGCTGATTTTTATGATAAAAATACCAAATGGTATAAGGAGGGAGTTTTACCCGACCTTTCCACTATGCGTGATTCAAGCGGCAAGTGGGATAAAGAAAAGATTAAAGATCCGGCGGCTTGGGCGCACCAAATAGCGCAAGGAACTGGCTCAATGCTTCCTATGATAGCCGCCTCACCGCTTACCGGAGGAGTGGCTATCGGAGGAGGAATAATGGGATTAGCGGAAAAAGGTGACGCCGTTCAGACTTACAGCCAAATTATCGCTGACCGGAAAGGTGTTACGGTTGAGCAATTATCCCAAGAGGATATTACAAAAATAGATGATATGTCAGACGTCTATGGTGTTTTGTCAGCAGTTTTGGAATCTTACGCTCCAAGCGAACTTATAAAAAATATAGCTATTAAAAAAGCAGCGAGCGGATTATTGCAAAGGATAGTCTTTGAAACTCCATTGGCTATGTTGAAAAACGGATTAAAAGAGGGTGGAACAGAGTGGACGCAAAGATTCGCTCAAAATGTTATCGCTAAAGTATCAGGAATTAACCCCGAACAAAACATTTATGAGGGAGCGGCAGACGAGGGTATAGCGGGTTTTGCTACTGGCACTCTATTTGGGACGTCAGAGGGCTTGGCGAAAGGCAAGCCAATAAATGCCAAAATGACTTTTAATAAGGAAACGCCACCGGACGGTGGAACACCACCGGACGGAACGCCACCACCGGACAATAAGCCGCCTTTTGAATCCCCTCAAAAAGCACCGAAGTTCAGTAAGGAACTGGAAACATTTATAAACGCTATTGGCGAGGGCGACACCGAAATTGCTATGGAAATGCAAGGCGATATTTCCACAGAGCAGCTTAATAACATTACACAGGGCTTACAAACAGCTATCTCACAAACAACCAATCCCGAAGTGCAGACAAGAATACAGAGCGATCTTGCTTTTGTTAAAAAGATTCTATCAGAACGTCAGCCGATAGTTGAGGAGGTAACTGGCGAGGCTGTTATTGAAAAAACCAATAAAATCAATGAACAAGCGCCGGCAGTCCGGCAAGACGTTTTTGATACTCTAAATCGAGTTTCACAGACCGGACACGAAACAGCCGTCAAAGCAAAAGAACTGGTGGATCAGATAAAAAAGAATAACGATACAATTCAGGAACAGCTTACCGAAATTCAGGACACCAAAAAAGAGTTACTGGCGCAAAAGAAAGCGGCAGAAAATTCAAGTGACAGGACGGCGCTTCAAAAACAAATTGACGCTTTGGATCATAGGAAG